GAAGCAGACCCAATTAAGACGTTAGCGTCGAATCTATTTACAGAAGAAGCCAAAACAGAATGGGCGAGGATCACTGATCCGGAGTATCAACCATGAGCAGTGAACTAAAGACAAACAAGATCAGCCCTGCCACAGGGACGGCATTTACGCTAGGAGACTCTGGCGATACGTTTACCTTGCCCTCAGGCGGGACTTTAACTGTTGCATCAGGTGCGACGATCACGAACAGCGGGACAGCGACAGGGTTTGGGAAGGTGTTGCAAGTTGTGTCTACAACTAAAACTGATGCAAATGTTTATAGCAGTGTTAGCGGTTTTTCTGACCCCTCTAACAATTCGCTCTCAATAACCCCATCGTCTACGTCAAGCAAAGTTTTAATTCAGGTTATGGTCAATGGTTCTTCGACCTACGATGGTGCTTTGCGATTAATGAGAGATTCCACTGCGATTGGGATTGGCACTGGAAGCACATCACAAAATGCAACCGCATTTATGACCGACAGGAATGTTTCGTCTTATGAAGGATTTTCAACCACGATGGTATTTTTAGATAGTCCAAGCACTACAAGTTCCACGACTTATAAATGGCAGATAGGGGGAACAGGAAGCACAACTTGGTATCTCAACCGATCAGCATCTTCCGCAACAACAGAAAGAACTGTTTGTACGATTACGTTGATGGAAATAGGGGCTTAATATGGATAAGGCTAAAGCAATTTTTTCGCTACGCCCCAATGCTTGCTGGGTGCTGACCAACGACAAATTAGAGTGGCTTGACTCCGAACAGACTGAGCCAACACAAGCAGAGATCGACGCAGAAGTCGCAAGACTGCAAGCAGACCACGACTCCAAAGCCTACGCCAGAGCGAGAGCCGAAGCATACGCCCCCATCGCTGACCAACTGGATATGCAGTACTGGGATTCGGTCAACGGAAGCCGGACATGGCTAGACCACATTGAAGCAGTGAAGGAGGCTCACCCGAAATGAGTGAAGTAAAAACAGAAAAACTCTCCCCGCGAGTCACCTCCTTACAACTTGGAAATAGTGGTGACACCATTACGATTCCATCAGGCGCGACGATTACGAACAGTGGCACTGCAACAGGGTTTGGTGGTGATAACACTCCTATTGTTTATGTGAAGAAATCGTCAGAGCAATCTTCAATTTCAAGCGGAGTTGCTACGAAGGTCAGTTTTGATACCGAAGATATTGATACTGATAGCGCATTTGCAAGTGACAAATTTACCGTTCCATCTGGTGAGGGAGGAAAATATTTTCTTCAAGGTCAAGCGGGAATTTACAGCGATGGAGGAACTGTAAGTATTGCTATCGCACACCTTTACAAAAATGGCTCATTGATTGATACGGATGGTTCGTCTAGTTCAAATTTTCGTCCTTTAGGAACTGGTCGTTTTACGGACATCACCCCCACAGCGATGGGTATTTTTGAACTGTCGGCATCTGACTACATCGAACTTTATGTCTACATAACTGGATCAGGGACGCTAAAAGTGCGATCAAATTACACACATCTTCAAGTAATGAAATTGGTGGAATAGAAATGATTACCGCAAACGCATTAATAAAATTAGGCTTCGATCCAGAAGTGGACTTTTCACTTCAAGACGATGGCGATGGCGTTTACATAAAAAAATGGAACAGCGCATCGCCACAACCATCTGAAGCCGAAATCGAAGCCGCCCACGCCGAATGGCAAGCCGAACAGGACGCCACCCAATACCAACGTGACCGACAAGCCGAATACCCATCCCTAGACGAACTCATCGTCGCCCTGTGGGAAGGCGTTGTCGAAGAACGCATGGCATCCGTTACTGCGCTTGAGGCAGTGCGTCAGGCGGTGAAGGCGAAGTATCCGAAATGATGACAGGTCATCAAAAAGGCGGGATTGCCGTGAGAAATCACGCCATTAAACCGGCCATTTAACCGGCCATTTAACCGGACATTAACGAATGGCTTTAGTCGCAATGGAAAATGTCGGGGAAGTGGGCATCTGGAAAGACATCCCTCCCTGGCAGCTCCCACAAAATGCCTGGTCAGACGGAAACAATGTCCGCGCCTGGCATGGCTCAATCGAAAAGATCCCAGGGTATGCAGAGGTCATGGCGACCTGTCCTGTTGCGCCGTATTACATCACTTACCTTGAGGCCGGATCGAGCAAGTATTTCATTGTCGGGGGTACGGCAAAAATCTACGTCCACGACGGCACATCCTGGACGAACATCACGCGACAGAGCGCCGGTAGCGACGTAGACTACTCCGCAACCGCAGCGGAGGGGTGGTCCTCTACCATTTTGGGCGGCGTCCTGATTATGGTGAACCCCAACGATGACCCCCAGTTTTGGGCGCTGACTTCTGGACTGCCCTCTACCTCGACCAAGATGGCTGACTTAACCAACTGGCCCGCCTCTACCGAGTGCCGGGTGATGAAATCGTTCAAGTCGTTTTTGATCTCGCTGAACGTAACAAAATCGTCGGTAAATTACCCGGTCCTGGTTAAGTGGTCTACCGAGGCGGCCACGCAGACTGTCCCCAGCTCATGGGACGAGTCTGTGAGTACGAATGATGCGGGCGAATACCCACTGAACGACTCGGCCTCAGAGGTCATCCGGGATGGTCTCCAACTCGGAGACACATTCCAGATTTACCTTTCCGGCTCCGTCTACCAGATGTCTTACGTCGGAACCCCGTTTATTTTCTCGTTCCGTAAAGTTGCGCCTATCGGTGTGATGGCGAAGAACTGTGTTGCTGAGTTCCCCGGAGGCCACTTCATTCTCGGGGTTGATGATCTGTACATCAATGACGGTCAACGGGTGACACCGATTCTCCCCACGGAGCTGAAGGATTGGATGTTCAACGTGATCGACGGGGAATATGCTGACCGCTCATTTGTTGTGACCGACTTCGGGCGTAATGAGATTTTGTCCTGTTTTGTCTCAGCGGATTCTGCGAACAACCAAATAGACAAAGCGGTCGTATTCAATTACACAACCAAGACATTCACCATCCGGGATCTGCCGGAACTGGCACATATTACTCCCGGGGTTGTGGATGATCCCACCTCGTTCAGCACCTGGACAGCGGCCACAGGGAGCTGGGATTCCGCTGATGGACGCTGGGCGATGAGTTTCGATAAGTTCGAGGATGTGTTGGTGTTTGCTTCCCCGGTCGCCACAAAGATTTACCGGGACGGCAGCGGGAACAAGGAAAACACCGCAAACATGACGGCGTTTATCGAGCGTACCGGGATGTCGCTAACGGCTGAAGGATCGCCCGACCAATCCACAGTCAAACACATCAAGGCCATCTGGCCCAAGATGGAAGTTTTGAATGATGACACTGTGAATGTTTATGTCGGGACTCAGATGTCCACCGAGGAAGCCGTAAGTTGGGAAGGGCCGTTCACGTTCAACCCCGATACGATGTCTAAAGTTTCGTGCCGGGCAACAGGCAAATTGTACGGCGTCAAAATCGAAAGCACTGCCGACACGCATTGGAAACTCTCAGGATTGACGTTTGAGGTAGAAAACGCCGGTCGAAGAGGCAGCCGTGGCCATAGCTGACAGTAAAAAGTTTAAATCCGTCACCCGGTATCAGCCGGGACCGCCTCCGGTAAATCCAGAAGACCTCCCGGTCTATCTGACCAACGAACTTAATCGACTTGGGGAGGTGGTGTTCAACCTTTCCAAACTCCGGCTGGAGGAGGCTTTTGCTGCGCCCGACAAGCCCAGGAATGGGCAACTGGAATATGCGGATGGTACGTCCTGGGATCCCGGCAGCGGTGCGGGCATCTACTGGTTTGACGGGTCAAGTTGGACGAAACTTTAGTCTCCCTGATAGCGCCGGGGGATGTACCGTATTTCTGGCCCCACGTTTCTGATCTGCTGGAAAAAGCCCAGCCCCATTCCGAGGGGGAGCTGGCGACAGAAGATTTTTTAGAGTTTTTGAAGTTGGCCGATATGCAGCTTTGGGTTGCTGTCCGGCAGAAGGAAGTGATCGCCGCAATGGTGACACAAATAATCCCATATCCGCGAAAGAAAATCCTTCGCATTATTGCGATTGGCGGCGCGGAGATGGATAGATGGTTTGGTTCCCTCCCTAAAGTAGAAGAGTTCGCCCTCCAAATGGGCTGCGAGTCTCTGGAAGCCTGGGGACGAAAGGGATGGAAAAAAATACTGACTGATTGGAAAGACAGTTACATCGTGTACACGAAAAAATTGAGGACTCGATAATGGGTGGTGGTGGAGAAAGTACGGCTGAAAGATACGCCAAGTTTGGGGCCGGTAAATACACGTCGTCAGACTTTGAAAGATATGTGGATTCTCGTCCTGATCTCGCAGCGGCATGGACCAAGATTGAGTCTGACCCTACTGCGTGGGACTCCAAATACTGGATTGACAAAGGCGCTACGAGCAAGGCTGCTTTTGGACGCGCTCACGCCGCCGAAGATGCAGCACTGTACGCCGGGACTTACGGCGACTCGGGCGATACCAAAGTGCTCCCAGGAACCCCTGAGTACGAAGCCTACTTCGGGGATGGTGGGGGGACTTACTTCGACTCGTTTATCTCCAGCCCCTCTGGAGATGGAGGCGGTGGCGGCGGTTCGTCAATGGTCGGGCCTGGAAACCCGTATTACCCTCAATTAGTGCATGATTACACCCCACCCGGACTTTTGGATTGGTCTGGATATATGCCAGCGGGGGGATTATTCGGACACGAGCAATTCCAGCCATGGACTAATCCCAACAATATCCCCAGCAACATCTTCAATTACCAGCCTCCCCGTATTCACGCAGGAGGCTACCCGACAGGAACAGCCTCAACCGGAGGCTACCC